GTGTAGGCGTCGATTGGAATAGTTTACTCGCCGCAAAAAAACAAAAATTTGAAAAACTTAAACAATGGAGCAATCTTGAACTCTAAAACGGAAATTTCTAAATTAGCTTATTCACTGGCTCAAAAGAGCGGTTTGCAAGCAATCAAGTACGACCTCTTTCTGAGGGAGTTTGACAACAAAGTTGAGTTGGTTGGTCTTGTCAATGACCCCAATTGTGACATTAACGACTTTCAAGGTCGTGAGATGTTGTTCCCAAAGCGTTGGGTCACACTCAAGGTCTTTGATGCAGACTATAGGGTGGCTGCATAATGTTACAACTAATCACACTCAAAACAAATCACACCCTTCTCGGCACAGTTGAGCGCGAAATAGGTGATTACAAAATCAAAAAGCCTGTACAAGTGGCAACTCAATTCACTAAAGATGGTCCTATGATTGGTTTCGTACCTTTCTTAGAATTCTCTCAAGAGTTTGAAACCGGTGTTCGAATCAGTCCAGCAGACATTCTATGTGTATCTTCGCCTGTTGTCGAGTTAGAAAATCAGTATAATCAGATGTTTGGTTCTGGTATTCAGATTGCTTCTACTATTCCTAAATTTTAAATGAGTGACTTTTATACAAATGCAATTTGTGTAGGTAACAACATTCTTTTTCGTGGTGTAGAAAACGGTCGGAGAGTAAAGCACAAGATTGCTTATTCTCCGACTTTGTTTTTGCCGACGAATAAACCTACACAGTGGAAAAATCTTCAGGGTGAGTATCTTTCTGATATTTGCCCTGGTTCTATTCGTGACTGCAAAGAATTCATTGAGAAGTATGAAGATGTAGAAAATTTTAAAGTGTATGGAAATACACGTTATGAATATGCATTCATTGCTGACGAATTCAAAGGCATGATTGATTGGGACCAGTCTCTCATTTCAATTGGAATCATCGACATTGAGGTTGGCTCAGAGAATGGTTTCCCAGACCCATACTTGGCTAATGAACCAATCACAGCAATCGCCATCAAGAAACTTGGTGGTGCAATGGTTGTTTATGGTTGCGGTGATTTCAACAACTATGAAGATGATGTTACTTACCACAAATGCCGTGATGAGTATCATCTTTGTAAGCGTTTCTTAGAAGATTGGTTTCATGATACACCTGATGTATTGACTGGCTGGAATATCAAGTTCTTCGATATTCCATATCTCGTTAATCGACTGAATAAAATTCTTGGTGAAGACGAAACACGCAAGCTTTCGCCTTGGAATTATATCGGTGAAAGAAAAGCTGTTGTAAATGGTCGTGATATGACTGCTTACGAATTGAAAGGTGTCTCATGCTTAGACTACATTGAGTTGTACAAGTGGTATGCGCCTGGTGGTAAATCGCAAGAGTCATATCGTCTGGACAATATCGCAAACGTAGAACTTGGTAAGAGCAAACTGTCTTATGATGAGTTTGACACTCTGCATCAACTATACAAACTAAACTACCAAAAGTTTATTGAATATAACATTGTTGACGCGAGGCTGATTGAAGAACTTGAAGATAAGTTGAAGCTTATTGAACTGGCGCTTACTCTTGCTTATGATACGAAATCCAATTTCGAAGATGTGTTTGCACAAACTAGAATGTGGGATGCACTGATTTACAGTTATCTACTTGCACAAAACATTATTGTGCCACCAAAAGGCAGCGCATCAAAGAACGAAAGATTTGAAGGTGCTTATGTTAAAGAGCCACAAATTGGTCTGCATGATTGGGTTGCATCGTTTGACTTGAACAGTCTGTATCCTCACTTGATGATGCAGTATAATATTTCACCTGAAACTTTGATTGAGGTTTCTGATTACACACCAGAAATGCGAAAAGTTATTTCTAATGGTGTAGATGTTGAAAAGCTTCTTTATAAAAAAATTGACCTATCAAACATTGGTGATGTAACTCTAACTCCTAATGGACAATTCTTCCGTAAAGATATTCATGGCTTTGTGCCTAAAATGCTTGAAGAAATGTATGAAGACAGGAAGAAGTTTAAGAAGTTGATGATTTCAGCTAAACAGGAATACGAAAAAGAAACTGATGGTCGAAAGAAATTAGAACTGTCGAAGAAGATTGCGCGTTATAACAACCTTCAACTTGCTAAAAAAGTATCCTTGAATTCAGCTTATGGTGCGATGGGTTCACAATATTTCAGATTCTATGATTTGAGAATTGCTGTTGCTGTTACTCTTGCCGGTCAATTGTCGATTCGTTGGATTGAAAATAAAGTTAACGAATACATGAACAAATTATTGAGTACCGAAAATGAAGATTATATCATTGCATCAGATACGGATTCGATTTACCTACGTCTTGGTTCACTTGTTAATAAAGTGTACGGTGCGGGAGATGTGGTATCGCTCCCCAAAAACAAAGTTATCGAATTCATGGATAGAGTCTGTGAGGATAAAATACAACCGTTCATTGATAAAAGTTATCAAGAGCTTGCTACGTATGTAAATGCTTATGCACAAAAGATGCAGATGAAACGTGAAGGCTTGTCTGATAAAGGTATCTGGACTGCTAAGAAGCGTTATATTCTTCAAGTGTATAACAATGAAGGTGTGCAGTATGCAGAGCCTGACTTGAAGGTGATGGGTCTTGAAATGGTCAAGTCCTCAACACCTGCTGCCGTCAGAGATAAAATGAAAGAAGTGATTCGCCTAGTTGTTACATCGGATGAGAATACAATTCAGAAGTTTATTGAGGACTTTAGAAATGAATTCAAATCTTTACCTCCTGAAGAAATATCTTTTCCTCGTTCAGTCAATGGTTTGAAAACATATTCAGACAAGGGCCAGATATATACTAAAGGAACACCAATTCATGTGAAGGGTGCTTTGCTTTACAATTATTATCTTAACAAGTTAAGTCTTGATAAGAAATATCCTAAAATCCAAGAGGGTGAGAAACTAAAATTCACCTACTTGAAGCAACCAAATCCTATCAATGATACGGTAATTTCGTACCCTTCTCGTTTGCCGCCAGAAATGAATCTTGACAAGTACATCGATTATGATTTACAATTCGAAAAGACATTTTTGGACCCAATTAAAATCATTTTAGATTGTATTGGTTGGAAACCAGAAAAAACTAATTCGCTAGATGCATTTTTTTAAGGAATAATTATGAGTTTGTTGGACAAAATTAAAAAGAATAGTACAATTAAAGACGCCGCTATTCTATCTAAATCTAAATTTTTCACCGAAAAGGATATGATTTCAACATATATTCCTATGGTGAATGTTGCGTTGTCTGGTCGCCTTGACGGCGGTCTTACCCCAGGTCTTACTATGTGGGCAGGTCCATCCAAGCATTTTAAGACTGCATTCTCTTTATTGATGGCTAAATCTTATATGGAAAAATACAATGAAGCAGTCCTTCTTTTCTACGATTCTGAATTCGGTACGCCGCAATCTTACTTTGATACTTTTGGGATTGATACAGATAGGGTTTTACATACTCCTATTACCGACATTGAGCAATTAAAGTTCGATATTATGAATCAATTGCAAAACATCGAACGCGGTGAACGTGTTATGATTGTTATTGATTCTATTGGTAATCTTGCTTCAAAGAAAGAAGTTGAAGACGCACTGGACCAAAAGTCTGTTGCGGATATGAGCCGAGCAAAACAGGTCAAGAGTTTGTTCCGTATGGTTACACCTCATTTGACACTAAAAGATATTCCAATGGTAGTTGTGAATCACACCTATAAAGAAATTGGTCTCTATCCAAAAGATATTGTTGGCGGTGGCACTGGTTCTTACTACTCAGCAGATAATATTTTTATTCTTGGTCGCCAGCAAGAAAAAGATGGCACAGAAATTACTGGTTATAATTTTATTATCAATGTAGAGAAATCACGATATGTCAAAGAAAAATCTAAAATACCTGTCAATGTATCTTTTGATGGTGGTATTAACAAGTGGTCTGGCTTACTTGATGTTGCTTTGGAATCCGGACACGTTATCAAGCCTAGCAATGGTTGGTATTCGAAAGTAAACAAAGATACTGGTGAACTTGGTGATAAGAAACGCCTTGCAGACACG